CTGACACACGATGTCTACTTTGCCACTGTTTCCCGCTATGTACGATGGCATGACAGTTCCGTCTGCAGCAGTCTCGAAAGATGTACGCGCGGTGTCCATAGTGATGCTGATGGACCCCACGCCTACATTGCCGCCACTAAGCAGGATAGTCTCCGCGAACACAGGGTTGGTAATACTACCAACCAAGTCTTTGAATGAGTAAGTTGTTCCGACGCCCATGTATGCTCCCTTACTGTTGTACAGTGACGCCGATTAGCAAGCTTTGCACTGCACCGGCTGTGATTATGGCGGAGTAGATCGGCATAGCCTTGCCCGCCGCGCGGTCTGCGGTAGACTGCTTCGCGTAGGCTTGAGATTGATTCAGATACCCGTCCGGAACCGCCTGGCCTGCCGATAAGTTCAAAACCGTAGACCCAGACCACGTGCCGCCTGCGACAAATCCGATGGACGCCAGCGTGGCACACGCCGCGTCTACCGTGCTCAGTAAGACCTGCTGTCCAGGGTTGGTTTGTGGGATGACGTTTGCGGCGGCTTGCGCATTGAGTACGTTGTACTGCATGTTAGCCACCAACATGGCCGTGAAGAGCCACAAATAAGACGGCGCACCGTTGCTCATGTAGCTCGGCTGTAAGAACTCAAACGGGCCAAAGTCTGCGTACACGTTTCCATAAAACTTACTGCTCGCGCTTCCCGTGATGTTGGCGTACTGCGTCTGCGTGAGCGGTTCAGAGGCGATACCCACTAGTTGCTTGTACGCCGCACTGAAGAAGCTGCCCGCCAGCCCAGTATTGAGTCCCATCTCTACGCCCATCACGGCTACGGCGGCGTAAATATTGTTCGGATAGAGACCGTTCTGCGTAGTGGCGTAGATAGGGAACACGCGCAGAGATAGCGCCTGCAGTTGCAAGAACAAGTTGTCCGGTGTGCCGTTAAGCACCGCTGCGGAGGCCGTGTAGGGGTAGTAGTGCGTGGTCTGCCACAACGGGTCGGCCCACTCAGCCAGCGCCAGGTTATCGGCGTCGGTAGGTGCGTTCACGGTAAGCCCGTACCAGGCGGAGCTAACTGCACGGCAAGCCTCTGCGGACTCAAGCAAAGTCTCACCTACGGCCGTGACATTGACCGCGAGCCCAGTACCGCTGCCACCCGTAGCCGTAAGTCCGGTGGCTACGCTATAGCCCGTGCCCTGCCCTCCGATCACAATGCCTAGTGTAAGCACCTGCCCGGAAGACCCGACCGTGAGAACGTTGAGCGTACCGTAACTAGCGCCACTCTGTACCACGGTGATAATGTCGTTGGCCTTGTACCCACTACCCACAGGACCAAGACTCACCTGCGCCGATGCCACACTAGTAGTGGCTGCAGCGGCAAGTACGGCGATGGCCGATCCGTTGATGCTCACCACCGTAGTAACCAGGTCCGCACCCGCCACACCTGCACCTACAACACGGATCGTAGACCCAATGTCGCCACTTACAAAAGCCGCCGTGGCCGACGCCAAGAAGGTAGCCGCCGTGGCGGTGCTCATCACGCCGTTGGTAGTACTACGCCCGATGACGACGTGAGCGGCAGAGACCGTGGTAAGACACGGCAGTGCGAGCACCGCCACCGTGCCGCTAGTAACGCCCGCGATGGTGGTAATCAAGTCAGCACCAGCGGTGCCCGCACCCGCCACGATGACCGCGCTGCCCACGTCTCCGGCTACGAACGCGGCGGTGGCCGAGGCCAAGTGAGTGGGGCTGCTGGAAGACGACATAGCGCCGTCAGTAACCGCACGTCCAATAACCACCGTGGCGGCCGTAACGCTCGTGGTGCAGGGTGCGGTCAACACGGCAGCGAAGCTGCTAGTAACCGCGCTAATGGTCGTGTTCAGGTCTACGCCGCCAGAGCCTGCGCCCGTGACTGTGATAGCCTTACCCACGTCGGCACTGGTGAAGGCCGCAGTGACGGAGACTAGATAAGCAGCACTAGCCGTGGTGGACATGACGCCGTCGTTAACGGTGCGCCCGTTAGGTACGGCGGTCTGGATGGCGGTCAAGTCCTGCCGTCCGATCCAGATGTACTGCGCAGCCGTGTTCTGGCTAAAGTAGATCTGAGCCGCGATGTACTCAGGGCTGGTCATGGTGAACCCGTCGGGCAGCATCGCGTCGGCACTAGTGTATTGCCGCAAGCGTGGGTTGGTGCCATAACTGGGAATGACAGAACTCGGGCCTATGAACAACCCCTGGTTAAATCCGTTAGGGTTGATAGCAGCGGGGGCAATCGTAACGCTGATGTCAACAAGGTCGGTAAGTGAAAGAGGCTGTACTGCCATGCTTAGTGCTCCTCTGGCGGCAGTGCCGCCTTACTGCGTGCTCACAACTACGTCTGCGATTGGGTCATCAGGCGCGCCGTCATACAGCTTGATCTCGACGCTAGTAGCCACGCCGGTGGTGATGGTCTCAGTCACCTGCTCGTACATGTCGATGTGGAAGTCACTTCGGTCCCACCACTGTGCATTAAACGTCTCGGGGACACGCGTAGGCTCGGGCGGGTCTTCCACCGGGTAAAGGTTGCACGTATTCAACTGGTCGTTGAAGTAGTCCATGAACGTAGCACTGTGAACTTGGCGTGCACAGTCCGTAGCGCTAGGACCGTAGAACGTCCAACTGACGCGCCAGTTACGCGTATACGTCCACTCCTCCGTAACAGAGGTGGCGGTACTGGATGAGTTGCACAGGTCACGCACTCGACTGTACGCAGAGTCCGATGTCACGCACGCCAGATAGCAGCAGTTTTGACTGGGTGTCTGCGTAAATGGCTGCCCGGCCGTCGGCCAGTCTACCTTCACCAGCGCGTAGTTCGGTGGGTTAATGCCGAGCATGCCGCAAGTTAGCGTCTGCATCAGCTTGTCGATATTTTGCTGCGTGAGTGCTGAGCTAACGAGGGTCTGACCGTTGGGGTAGGTCGTGGAGGTGGGCATAACTAAGCGGCCTCCATCCTAGTGCCGAGTGCCTTCCAGTACCCACTTCCAGAATCCAGGTAAGTCTGTAACACGCGGTAGTTGAAGCCTTCGTACTGGATGATGTCGCTGGCCGCCGCTTGTGCGTTAACCGTCACCGGCCAAGTGAAGTACGGCGCTTGCGTGGTGGTAGGCTGTACCAATGTGACGGTCAGGCCGCTAAGCGAGTAGTCCGCTCCGGGCGTAAGTGCCAGCCCGTTCACGTAAAGCGTGCCTGCGCCACTAGGAGGCGCAGTGCTCGACGTGTAGACCGTGCCCGGCACTGCGCCCGCTAGAACCTCACCGTGTGTGCTAGGTGCGGGTGCGTAGCCTTGCGTGGTATGAATAACTACAGTGGCCCAAAACGCTAAAATGCTACCGATGCGGTCGGCTTCGGGCAGCATGCTGATCTCTTTGTTGCTAGCCTGCTGGACTGGTCCGAACATAGTAGTGGGAAAGACAGAACTCTCAAACCCACCGTTCACGAACTTGCCCGTACTGCGCAAAATGGTGAATGGTTCGGGGGGCTGAAGTTCCCAGTCAGAGGCTACGTCCTGTACGTTGATCACAGCGTTACTCCTCCGCTACCACGCCCACTATTGCGGCCCTCATTGCGCCAGTATCCACGCCAGCGGTGAACGCTGAATCGAGCAGCTCACCGTCTTCTCCCGTAGCTTTGGCAGTTTGGCCTTTGGTCATATTCTTCAGGCGACCTTGCTTGGTGCTGTCTGCCAAAGGTTTCCAGCCATTGCGGGAGTCAGTAAACCACTTCCGCGCGGCGTTCTGCCCAGCGAGTGCGGCGCGCTTCATCTTCTTCACCGCCATGTCGTGGTCACCCGCGATACTGGCTTTGCAGCTGGCCGCAATCTCACGAGCGATGGGCTCACGATTGCCGTCAGCGGCCACGGCGGGCTCTAGCACTGGGCGCGCCGGCTGCTTGCGGATAGGACTGCCTTTGCTGAACAGAAACAGAAGTTCAGCGTTGGTAACGTCAGACTCAGCGGCTTTCTGTAACTTGGTCTTCTTGGTCTTACCCTTAGTCGCTGCTGCCATGCCCAGCAACTGCTCACTTCGAGTGCGCGTGCTAGCGGCGGGAATGCCCACGTACGCGGCCAACTTGCCAAGGCCAGCAACGCGCTTTAGCACTGCCGCCGAACCTTGCTTACGGGCTACTAGGATGTTGGGACCAGTTTTAGGCACCATATCAATACACCAGTAGCGGACCAGCGCCCATGATGCGCGCCATAGAGGCGAACTGCTGTCCGTATTTCGTCAAGCCAAAAGAGCCCCAGTCCTCCAACATCGTAAGCTGCGCGTAGCTAGCTGACACGTCACCCACCGACTTACTGGTCATGATGCCGGTGGCGATGCCCTGCGCCGCGATCTGCGCGGCGGTAGCCGGTACCGTAACCTGCGTCTGACTCTGGATGGGCCATGTAGCATACAAGTGGTCACCATCGCTGGGAGCCGCGAGCGTGATCACGCCGCCGCTAAGTGTGTAGTCCACGCCCGGCGTCAGGAACAGCCCGTTGTTGGTGAGCGCCTGAAGCGCGTCACCCGGAGGCTGCGCGCTCAAGGTGTACACGGCCTGCCCAGCGGCACCCACCGGTACCTCGCCATGCACGATAGTCTGCCAAGCGGTGGCCAGCGCGGCGCTGTCGGTCTCCGCGAACAGCGTACAATAATGGGCGATGAACCACGCCATGCCTAACGGCCAACTATCCTGCCAGCGAGCTTGAACCAAGCTGGCCAAGGCTAGATTGACATAGAGCTGGATAACGGCTGTAGGCACCACCGGAGCCGCATAGGCCATCAACGTCACGCCGCTTAGCGTAGCGGTAGCCACGGTGTTCACCGTGATGCTGGCCGCACCCGTGATGCCCGTAATGAGGCTTCCCGGAGGCAGGCCCGGACACTGCACGAACTGACCCATCATCAGGCCCGTCACGCTAGGGACCGTGACCGTACTACTGCCCGCCGTGGTGCTGCTGTTGGCGAAGGCCGTAGCTGGGCCAAAAAACTTGGGGCTGAAGGCCAGGAAGTTGTCCAAATAGTAGGGCGGGTTCGTGCCGAACACCAAGTTGGTCGCGCCCACCCACGGTGGGCAACCTGCGCTAGACCACTCACTGCCCGCGCTCCACATGTTGTTGAACAGCGCGGTAATGTCAGGAGAACCTGGTCCGGTGTATGCTTGGGGCACGTAGCGCCACCTTTCAAAATAAATTTGACGCAGCCTAACGCAGCGGCGTTATAATGGGTGCAGCGGCAATCAGCCGCACAGGAGTGACAAATGACACAGCCGGTTTACCGTAATACAAATTTCAAAAAGCGTGACTATGATTGCACGAATATCGTTGCTTGCCAGCCAATAGACGGAGGGACGGCGATCATCCGTGATGGGTACGAACCCTGTGATGCGTCTATTTTGGTCGGCCTTACACCTCTATGGATAGAGCGCGGGGTAAGGTACTTTGGCCACCTGTAACCTCAACCGCCAGCCGGGCGCATCCGGTGCGCAGCACGCAAGGGAGGAAGTTAAGAATGACCGCTGAGCAGAAGTTCCGCGCCGCTTACCCAAATGCCCACCATGTTGTAGAGCCTGGCACCGTGCCAACTGTCGCGGTGTACGCAGGTGACTACATCTGCGCGGAAGCCTGCACAGTTCAGCGGGCATACCGCAAGGCGTGCGCCTACGTGGAAGCTGGAATTATACAACCAGATCCTACCGAACCCTGCACCATGCTCGTCAGTGCATAGACATCTACAATCTAAAGCCCCGCCGCGCTCAATGCGTTGCGGGGCTTTTTGTGTCTACTGCAGGCCGACAGCCCTGCCGCCGGTCTTTTTACCCTTACCTACAGGCTTGGCTGCTGGCGCCTCAAGGTCCGTAGAGCCGTCCTCAGTCTCCTCGATACCCTCGGGCTCAACCGGATCTTCCGGACTCACCTCGGGCTCCATTGCGGCCACTAGTGTGGGTGGTGTGAGGTCCACAATGCTCTTGTCCTTGATGCTGAGCTTGAAGGTTGGTGTGCCGCGCACCCAGTCGGGTGCAGCCTGCGGAAGCGTGCCACGCCCTAGGATGAAGCGGCGTTCCGTACCGGTCTTGTCAAGACCGAGGAAAATCTTACTGCGGGTAACGTAAAGTTGTAGCATGTTCTCGTATCCTTCCTTGCCAGGAATTGTTAGTGCTGCGCGCCGTGCCGCTCACAGACCCAGGGTGGCAAGGATCACCCGAGCCTGCGGAGCAACGCGGCGCGCAACTTGGTTAGACGTTCATCAGATCGAATCCTGGTATACCATCGTTGTCGTCCGACGGAAGTTGATCGATCCAATCACGCCCACAAAGGCGCTCTCGTAGCTGATACCACCGTGAACCGGCGTGGTGCCAATCTTGGTCTTGACCTGCGGGATGCGCAAGAGCAACGACTTCTCGTCGTTCTTGTAGTACACCGCGCGGTCAGTGCCATTGCCGGGCTGGCCAGGAGGGTTGGTGTTGCCGACGCCGGTACCGACGATCCAAGGATCGGGCAAAGGCTCAATCTTGAACTCGACCCCGTAGTGAGCGGCGATGCAATACTTCTCGATGTACTCCTTGGTGCTCATCGCAACCGGAACACCGGCAATCGCTTGCGGCTGGCTGAGCAAGTTAAACTGTTTGTACGGGATCAGCAAGGTATCAGCCAAACCGTCCTTCGCGGCATAACCAGAGTTCGAGAGCGTCTGCGTTTGCGCAGTGTTCACGTCAACCAGAATCTCCTGCGGGGTCTTATTGGCCCAGTGAGGACTTCCGCTGGCTCCGTTCGCGGCGACGTATTCGTACACGTCCGGGTTGTTGATGAGCGCGGCACCGCCCTCGTAGCCTGCGTAGGTGACGAAGTCCAACGCCTTGTGCCACGTGGTGTCCACAGACTCTTCGTACATCTGCTGCAAACTGACAGGCGGGGCCTGGCCGTTGCGGAGCGCGAACTCCATGCGCTGAAGATCGATGAACGAAACGACAATGGCCATCTGCCAGAGGTACGTGGACCAGACGGCCTTCTGTACATCGGCCTGCGCCACAGGAATGTCCGTGGTGTTAGTGCCCACCAGACCGTACGTCTGCGTGCCGGTGGTGGCATAGTTGGTGGCCCATGCGCTAGTGAATTGCGCGTAGCCGCCGCCAGTCTTCACCGTGATGTGGTCTTTGTAAGTGGTGGCTTGAAGCGGTTCGACGATGTTGGTGTCGATAAGCTCCAGCTGAGAATTGAGGAACGCCAGACCGCTCGCGCCCGCAGCATCAAAAGCCTGCGCGCGCGAACCGCTGGAGTACCCACGAGAAATATGCCTCGGTGTACGTGCCATGTTTGTAGGGTTCTCCTTGGGTCTGGTGTTAAGCTACGTTACGGATCTTGATAGTGGCTTCAAACACGCTGTTGGTGTCCACCACGCCGGTGCGCAGAGAGACGCCGGGCAGCGCGATCAAGTTGCTGAACGTGAGCGGGCTGGTGGTGGTGAGTGCCGTAGTAATGGCCTGGCTGAGTACAACGGCGCTGTAGGAACCAGCCGTTCCGGTGCCGCTAACCACGTAGGTACCCGGAACGATGCCAGGACCGCTGACAACCTGCCCCACGTACACACCAGTAGCGGTGAAGGTGAGTGCCGTCTGCCCAGCGGCGACGCCCGTAATGCCCGTGAGCGTGAACAGGTCGCTGGCAGCGGGGGTGCCGATCTCGTAGTCACCGACGGTACCAGCCGTGATGGCGGCGTTAGCCAGGATGCGCGTGTACACCGCACCACCCGCCACCGGAGAGTTGGACACCGAAGCAAGCAGCGTAGAACTGCCACGCTCCAGTGCGTCCGCCATCTGCCCGTTTGCGTAGTAGCCGACCTGCTGCGTGCCAGGGTCCGTGCCGTACGGGTAGGTGAGCATGGTCTGCACTTCGCGCACTGCGAAGCCCGCGAAGTTGTTCACAATCGAGCTGACGTTAGCCACACCGTGCGCGATAGCATCAGCTACGCTGGTCCAGACGCCGCCCGTGGCATTAGGCACCAACACGGTGGGAGCACCGAACGCGAGCGTGTTGGAAGTGGTGTACGGCGAGAACTGACGAGCGCTGACAACGCGCTCACCCTGCCGACTGACGGTACCGGGGAAACCAAGATTCGGACCGGTTACCGGGATGACTTGACCGAAGGAAATAAGGCTCATAAGTTACTTTCCCTTTCTGCTGTTGCGGGCGGCGTCATACTGTGCCTGCGCCTGCGCGTTAGCTGCCTCAGCCGAAGCGGCCGAGTCTGTAGCCTGCGCGTGATGGGGCAGCTTGGTACGGCTGCGTGCACCAGCGGAGAAACCGCCATAACCAGCATCGGCCACACGGGCGCGGCTGGTGCGGGAAAGTGTTCCCAGAGCTGAGTTGAAGGCCGTCTTCACGCCTGCGTCATTGCACTTGGCGATGGCGGGGCGCAACAGGTTCAACGTAGCGCGAACGCCGTCGTGCGCGGTGGCACGGTCCTTGGCGTGGAGCAAAGTGTCTTCCTCTTCTTCCTCATCATCGTCAGCTTCAAGCTCGTCTTCCGGCTCAAGATCTTCCGGGGCAATCTCAGCGTCTTCGGTAGGCTCTTCGCCAAGCACGCCCTCAAGCTCAGTGGGATCGAGGTCAGCGGCTTCCTCTTCGTGCTGAGGCTCTTCCTCTTCCTCGCCCAAGAACTGGTCGAGCTTGGGGAACGCAGCGCGGAGCAGCTCGCGCAGACCTTCAAGGTCCGCGTCGTTCGTCTCACCGCACATCAGCTTGTCCAGCATGTCGTGCGCACGCTTGCGGTCGGTAGTCTCTTCCAACTCAGGCTCCGTGTCCTTGCCGCGCTTCTTGTCCTTGACGCGCTTGCGATCCATGACTTCCTCTTCCGGATCTTCCTCTTCGTCGTCGTCGTCAGTCCGCTTGCGGTCACGTGCCCGCTTGTCGTCGGCACGCTTATCATCCGTCGGGATGTCAGCCGCTGCCTGCGCAAGATCTTCGGGGGAGAGTTCGGAGTCATTGGCCGCAGCCCTGATACCGAGCCCCCAAATATGCAACTTGGGAATTTTCACTTGGTGTTTCTCCTTGGTTGGGTGTGTGTAAGTTAACGCCGCATGCCCGTTCCCGGACCCAGGCGGCTTGACGGCCTCGGGCTCGGGCGGAGCGGCGCGTGGTTCAGCGGCTTGGTCGCCGATAGCGACTAAGTCTCCGGCGCGACCTTTTGGAACCACAGCGTTGTGATTGCCGATCATGTCGCACTGAATAATCTTGTTACCGGAGCGCGCAATGCCGAAGTCGTAACCCAGACTGATATCACGCGCACGCTTACCCAGAACCTTACTGACCAGCGGCTCGCCAGATATTACCAAGTCCGCGATTACAGGCCACTCACCATCTTCCATCTGAGGGCCTTTACGCGGGTTCTGGATGTGGCCCTTGGAGTACTGGTTGAAGTTGTCTGGATCTACGAACTGCGGCGGATGGCCGTCAGTAATCGGGCGCCCGTTCAGACTGGCCAAGAACTCCGGCCTGAACACTTCCTCAGGTGGACGGTAGAGGTCGATCTGTGCGTTGGGGTCGCTGGTGTCGATGCCCAATTCACGCGCAGACTCCGGTGGTAAATCCCGAACCGAATACGTCTGCCAGCCAGTCCTGGCGATGGGGCACCCCACCACCAGCAGGCTGCCGTCTGGCATCTCACTGATGTGCTCGCTCAGAGGAGACGCTAGGTAGCCGTGCGCAGACTTGGTGGACTTTACAATCTGGTCTTGAGGTTCCATGGGCTACACCGGCTCCGGGAGGGAATCTCTGCCAAACCACTTTTTACGCTCTTTCTCTAGCCGCGCAATCTCGCGCTGTAGGTTCGCTTCGTACGGAGACCCTGGCAGGGCTTCTCTAAGCTCACGCTCCAGCTTCACGATCTTCATATCTTCATAAGACCAGCCAGTGTCGTCCTTCGCCGCCGCGCTTTTACCAGACCCAGGACAAAGCCTGTTACCTGAGCGATCAAAGTGCTTTAGCGTAATGCCGTTCTTTAACGGCACTCTTGTATAGCACTCAGGGCATAGCAAGGTTTCCGCGTCCTTCGCCGCACCCGAGCTGTGTGCCGCAGCCCACTTATGCTCACCACACACCTTGCACACAGGTGCTCCGTGCGATGCTGGAACGCGCGTATCAGGAACGAACTTGTGTAGCACGCCCGCTGCATCACCAGCCTTGCCTGTAGCAAGATAGCGCGCTACGTGCTCCTGCACAGGCGTAGGCAGCGCATTCCACTCACTACCAGCTAGCGAAGTGGGCCTACGAATATAGCCCAAAATAGTGACACGCGTATCGTAAGACAGGCGCTTCCAGTGTGACGCCAGATCGTCGCCGTCCTTCGCCGCAGCCGAGATAGCCTTACACCGTGCGCACATAGGACGCACACCGGGCAAGCGCTGCGTCTGACTTACGGAGCCGCCACACTTGACGCACTTGAGCCCACCCAACGGGGTGAAGTCTTTGCCGTGGACTGGGATAGGCGCGGGGAGTGAATCTTTGGCCGCTGGTTTCCAGTAAGTCACAGAAAAGCCGTCGCCGTAGCGCCCTTGGTAGCCGACAAAACCTTCGGCCATCTTTTGCTTTAGAAAAGCTTCCGCAAGTTTGTGCGCTTTGTCGGCTTGCACCGAGCCGTTTGCTGAAAACAGTTCGGTTTTCTTTTCGTAAGCGTCCTTCCCGCCAGCCTTGCTCAAAGCGATAGCGACGGCCTGCTTGTGCGGCTTACCAGCTTGAATTTCAGCCTCGATGTTGTGGCCTACGTTCTTCTTACCTGATAGCAGTGGCATCCTGTTAGCTCCCTGTGGTCAGGTTGACCACTGTACTCTGTGACGTGCCTAAGCCCGTGATAGCACCAATGGCGACACCGGCTATGTACGTGTTAGTGCTGATGCCGAGCGCCACTGACTGACCCGCCAGCACTACCGCGCCAGTGGTGGGAGTCACGGATACCGTCGAGCTACCCAGCTTGACGGCCACGGCCAGCGGTCCCAGATTAGTGACCATCACCAGCGTGTCGCTGGCAGGTGTGCCCGGCAGCAGCACAGCACTCGACGTACTGTTGAACGACGTGCCCACTGACGCGTCCGGCGTGAAGTATAGTAGCGTACCGGCCATGCACTAAGCCTTCTCTCTGGCGGGCACTACCACGCACTCGCCGGTTGTGGTCCACACGTACCAGCAAGGCTGGTGGAACAGATTCTCGCCTTTAATTACGCGCTCTACCTTGGCGCGCTTGCCGCTCTTTAGCTTGACGGTATCGCCGGGCTGGTAGGGCGCTGCGCCATCGCGTGTACTACCGCGCAAGCCCGTGAACTTTTGCGGGGCCTGCTGGCGGTCAAGCTCACGTTCGGCGGCCTCTAGTAGAGCGGCCTTGCCTGCGTTACTACGGCTCATGTACTCACCGATAGTCACGCCCGCCGCGTCGAGCAGTTGCTCTAGGCTGTACTTGCCACGGTCGAAGGGCGACGCGTCTTGCGCTTTGCGTGCAGGTACCAACACGCCCCACTCCTCCGGCTTGATCAGTCCACGGCCTGTACCGTCTTGTGGGTGCGGGTCGTGCGTCAGGTTGCCGTTGTATCCGACAACGCAATGCTGCCCTCCGCGCGGGCTCAGTCCCAAGATGAAGTGGTAACCAAGTGGGGCCGGGTCCGTGATGGGCAGATCTTTGTATTGGAGCCCGTAGTTCTTACCCAGCCACCGGTTAACATCAGGATCAAGGTTGGCGCGCTTGAAGTCGGGCACTTGGCTTTCGCGTAAATTTAGCAACGATGCTAAGCACGTTCTGAAACAAGTGCCCGTCTTACCGGTGCGGGACTGCGTGCGCGGGATCACTTGGCGACCCCGCACGGCTTAGTCATGTCGTGCGTCTTGAGCCACGTCTTGAACTCAGCCACCCTCATGGGTGTCCAATCCATCAGCACATCAGCCGCACGGTGGTGGCCCTGGTGAAACGCCTTCAACGCGGCGTTAGCATTCGGCCACGACATGAATACCTTATGCTCGTCGAAGCCAGTCTCTCCCAGTTTCTTTTGGTCAATGACGTATACGTAGTCGCTAGGCGTGGGGCCGACCGCAGCATCCAAGCTGTCGCCGTCGGCTCCGAGAACGCCCTTGATAAACCCATAATCGTACGGCATGACCGTAGCCCAGCCCTCACCGCTGCGGACGTGGCCCTTGGGCGTCTCGACCACTACCGTGAGCCCGTGGATGTTGAGTGGCTTGCCTACAGCGGGACCATCTTCGTCGTTAGCCTTGCCACGCTGGTAGGCGTCGGCGCAGCCAGGACATACCACCGCGCGGCCAACCTCGGCCACGTCATCACCATTCAACTTGCCGCCGCACCAAGCGCACTTGGTAACGCCCTGACGAAGGTCGGCGTCGTAAGCCAGCCCGCGACCTTTAACGTATGCCAAGCATTTTTCGTATGGCACCTTGAACTGCTCTGCATATATCCGCAGATTAGACAAAGCGCGTTTACGCAGTAGCACCTGGCCCTCGTCGGTGCCACGTAATGCGCGTGGTATAGACTCCGCTTCGTTGTCACATGCTTCGACCCAGACCAGTTCCGGCGTCATCTTGTAATCTTCTGCCTTACCCTTGGACTCCGCTTCTTCCTTCTGCAGCTTGTCGGACTCGTGCAACACCTTGGCCGGGCTGCTACTGGGGCTCAGTTGCGGGGCCTCTGGGGTACCGCCCTGCTCTTCCTGGCCCCCGAACAGCCCTTCGCCCATCTCGCTCTCGTCCTCGACCGTGTCGGGCAGGCTCTCAATGAACTCGTCCGTGATGTTGGTGAAGATGCCAGTCTTCTCGCTGCTGGCCTTCAACTCCTTGGCGTAAGTGCGCTTACTGATGCCACCGCTGTTAAGAGCCACCGTGACGGTGTCCACCACAGCCTTGGCCAACTCGGCTTTCTCGCTCTCATCCAAAACTCTGATACTGGGGAAGTCCAGCTCCATGTCGTCTGGTACTTCGCCCAGTTCACTCATGCAGATCACAGGCAGCAGTTTTTCCAACTGTGGCCGCACGAATACTTGTGCCTTAGTGGCGATGCTCTTCTCGTACTGCTTCTCATCACCACTACCGCTATCACCGCCGATGCCGCCGTACAGACGGCCCCACAACAGGGAGGGTGGCATCTCAGCCGCACCAGCCAGTTGCAGCTGGAACATCTGGATCAGGTCACTGAGGCCGCTGAAGCTGTACTGGATGTTGCTAAGTTCACCGTCCTTGCCGTAGATGATGAGCGACTGGTTGCTCATGCTCTGGTTAAGCGCGGCCATGCGGTTTGCAAAGCCTTCGGCAGATTTCTGGTTCATGCTCGCGCCGCTAAGCAGCTGCGAGAGACCATCTTCCTTCATACCAATGAGGTTGGCGCGGAAGCTGAGACTAAGCGCGTTAGCGCTTAGATTCTCATAGCTATTCATGCTCTGCAGCACGGGTGCGAGAACGCTAATGCCCCAGCCACTATAAACTGAGTTCTCGGGCTCCGGCATCTTAGGCCCGCAGAACCTAATGATGCGGCTGGCGTGGACCCTGAACCCTGAACCGCCCTGCGGCGTGACCGTGTAATACTCTGGCAGGCCCACGTCCAGCGGGCGCTCGGTGTCTTCGCACACTTCGCCGCTGGGCTGAATTCCGCTCCACCGGTCGAATGTCACCAATCCCTGGTAGCCACCAAGCGGCACGTTATCTAGGTCAAGTGGTTGGTCCAACTCGTGTTCATGGCCCTTGACTACGATCAACGCGCCTGCACCGCCAAATAGACGGCCCCAGGTGAGCCCTTCTAAGAAGACACCCTTGGTGTTAGTCTTGCGGATGGCTTTAGCAACCTTGCCCAAGTCCTCTGGGCTAGTGTCACTGATAATGCGCGGCCAGGTTTTGAGCATGTCGGCGGCAGGTGCGTCAACCACGCGGCGTGCAAGCCACGAACTTTCGTAGAGCGAAATTAAACTCCAAAACTGAAGCGAAAATCTAGTAAGTGGATACTCAGAGCCGTTCTCAAGGCTAGTAGACCCAAAGCCCGTACGTGCTAAGAGATTGGAAAATGCGTCGCGTGCCTGTGTAGTCATCGCACCCGAGAGCCCTAGAGCTTGCGCCTGCCTCTTAACATCCAGTGCCGTAGTCTTACGTTGACGGCCACGAGGCCGAGTTGTTGTTGCCATTTGCAGCCGCCAACCTTTCTGTCTTTTTACGCGCCTTACCCGCCGCTATCTTAGCTGTTTGTGCCACTCTGTATGTTTGATCAGCCCAGAGCCGATTATTCTGCTGGCTTACAGCGTCACGTGCCTCTTGCGAAGCAAATTGTCGCAGTGTTCTTTCACGGGCGGCAGCTCGGCACTTCGGTGTGCGGTTAACGTCCCGCCGTGCAGGATCATTAGCGTAGGACAATTTTTGTGCGGCAGACAAGCGCTCACCATAACCTGGCCTTGTTCTTGTACGCTCCAACGCCTGCGCCATAATTGCTCTACCATTTTCACTGAACTTACGCCCGCGCAAACTCTGTGTCATCTTGGCACGATAATCTGGGTCTTGCCACAACCTGCGCATTACTTCCACACGCTTAGCACGCTGCTCTGGATCTTGGTACCGCACAAAATTTGCCTTAGAAATGGCATCGCATGTAGCAGACCTAAACTTCGCATCTTTCCACTGCATGCTCACAGCTTTGGCTATTGCGCGTTTACTAGACTGTGACATCTCAAACTGCCCACCGCCTGTTGTAAGGTTGTAGCCTTTGCCAGTGTCGATGAACGTGCCCAACTTTTTAATGTAGAAGCACTCTTTATCGTTGAGTTGATCAGTGCTCCCGCGCCAGACTACTTCCGCTGAAAAATTTTCTACACCATACTTACGAACAGCCGCGTGTATGGCCAGCCTAGACCCACGTGCAGCGGCGGTTATGTGCCCATTCCATCTACGCTCTACTTCCGACGTAGCGTGCTGCCCTACGTAGCCCTTACCACTTTGCAAATTCTTGAGGTAGTAAATACAGCCCTGTCGTTTCTTCGCTGCAACTTTGTTAGCAGCACACATCTTCGCGGCCATGCTTGCGTCTCCTTACGCTCTCCAGATGTAAAGCTGAGAAAGGCGGCCTGGAGTTAGGCCGCCTTGTCGCGCCGTCGCGCTATTCTCAACATCCTGTTAGACCAGATCACTACCTTTGCGCACAAGGTCTTCGTCTTGCAGCCAGATCACACGATCTTCTGCGTACGCGCACGGCTGAACATCGCCGTCCTTACGAACGAAGGCCCAGAGCAGGCGCTTGGACGGGTCCATCATGTCTTTCAGCACTTCCCCGTCCAGCGCCAGCCCGTTGACAACAAGTACGTCGTCTTTCCTAACCACGATGCGCCGTCGTACTACGGTGGGCATGCTTACCGCCTTGTATGGCCATGGTCCTTGCCACCTGGCCATTACTGCTGGACGTAGCTGATAACTCCGGCTGCAGCCTGCGAAGCGACCAAGCAGAGCGCGTTGCTTGCAGGGGTCGTGACAACCGCTCCGCCCCAACCGATGGACACCGGCGTATTGGCTGCAACATTAACTGCACCTGTCAACGCCGTAGTGCCCGTACCGCAATTCGTGCCCGTGCCGTATTCAAGTTGAACCGTGCCCGTCGTACCAACCGAAGCCGTGAACTGACACACATAGATCTGCTTACCAGCGCTAAGCGCCACTTGCTGCGCCAACGTAGTAACACCGCTAACCGCAACGCTTGTAGTACCGGCCGCAGGATTCTTGCAGGGATCACCCACGCCCGCCACGTTGGTGAGCACGTCGGCCTGTACAGGGCTGAAACTCACGCTGATGTAGCCCGCAGTGGGGTACGTGGACGAGCACGCGTACGTGGCAACGTAGTTATCACCAGAAGGCACCGTGGGCGTGACCGCCAATTGCTGAACGCTGTTGCCAGGAGTGAAGCTGATAGTGGCGACGGCGCTGGTGGCAGTAGTGGCGTTGTTCTGTTCATAAGCCAGCGCAATAGTGCAGCCGCTGGGCGAGCCCGTGATGCCAGAGCCGGTGATGCTGATATTGCCCGCACCGCTGAAGGTGGGCAGGCGGACTACGCTACTGGTGGCCGTGGCCGTAGCAAGCTGCGTAGTGAACAGACTGACGCCGGACTGAGCTGTGTAGGTCTGCGCAACCATGACGGCGGGCAGCGTAGCAAGTGCGAACAGGATGCCGAGAAACTTCTTCATTTGTTAAATTCTCCTAGCGCGCCGGGCACCCGGTCGCGATCATTGTTTTGGTTGATTGAGTCCTTGCTACTTGATGGTGGGCTACATCCGTTTACGAAGACCAGCCGGTAACGCTTGCTTGGCCTTCTCTTCAGCTATGTTGGCATCCACCGATATTCTCCGCGCACGTCCGGCAGCACGCCCCGCTAAGTCGCACTGTGCGCCTGCTTTCGCCTTCTCGTCAGGAGTCTTCGCGTTGCGCCAAGCTTCCTGCCAGTGCTCCGCGAGCTTTTCAGCAGCTTTGCATTCATCCGCCAACTTGTCGGCTATCTCGGACGCCGCGACCCACGCCTTACGTGCGGCATCTACTTTTGCCGGACTCATACTGAACTGCGCGTCCCTCGCGCTAGCCCGCCGATCCATGGCAGCGTCCAGTGCGCGATGAAGGCGGGCCGCGTCGGCGGCTTTCACAGTACCTCCGTACTTACTCGCCAGCCGTTCTGCTTCTGGCCTGGATGTGCCTTCGTAAGCCATGCCCTCGTCATTAGGAAGCCAGCATTGCCACACCTTTCCCTTAGGCACTTTACGACCTTGCTTCATAAAGCCTTGTTTCAGCAAATCCAAGTATCTGGTATCAAGAGGTGACCGAGCGTCACGTACAGGGATCGGCGCGGGAAGCGCGTCAGTGGCTTTCATTACGCCAGCACCTTTGGGACGGTACGCTTTCTTATTGCGCACGAAAGCGGATGCCTCGGCGTCTTCCCATAGTTTGCGTGCCGTTGTGTAGGCACTTTGTGCGGCACGCGTGCGCTCGCGGTCCTTCGACTCTTGTGCCAAGCGTAATGCCTTGCCCGTGCGCTCCACCTCATCTTGGTGAATACGCACATTAGGGTTATCCCACTGCCTCGCACCTGGTTGACGGTAATCCTCAGCCATCACACACTCCTACAACGTTAAAGCTCGCTACCGCGAAGCCCGAAGGTAGTTAGAAACTCTTGCTTGTTCATTTGTTGCACACTACCGTGGTGGTGTACCCTACGCGGCCAAGTAATGTCATCAGCGGAAAGAATCGGCAGTACCACGCATCTGCAATTTGGGCACCCACCAGGGCCGTAGTGGCCCAGCGTAGACTTCTCACCGTTCAGCGCTTCGGGCGACGGTAGGTCATCCCACGCGAACACAACCTTGTCCATCTTGCGGTGGCTATCGCGTACCCGTACATCTTCGCTCGTAGCCCACTCAGCAAACTTCGCACCGATGTCTTCGCACCGTGCTTGTGTTAACGCCAAGCTAGTCTTCGCCGTCTCCGTGCGTGCAATCAGGTGCACCCGGCTACGTGTCAGCTCAGGGAAGCGCTTGCGCATCATCTTAGCAATAGTGCCCGCACGTGCCCCGTTGGTCTGCGCCGTCTGCACCTCGTGAACCAGGTGCTTAGCCGCTTCGGGCGCGACCGAGCTGATGTACTTGGCATTCTGCGCAACCAGGTCGTTGAAGACCTGGCCCACACGGCCCTGTAGCTCGTGGGTCAAGGCGCGGTGTAGCTTCTGGCTCTGCATGGTGCGTGAAGCGGCCTCGCGCCACGTTTTGGCGTTCCCTAGGTTGATCCATTTGCACATGCGCTTAGCTAGCAGCTCGCTAGCGTCCTGCACGTCCTTGGCTTGCGACCTCGCTTCGAGTTCGGCCAGCCACTCGTCCAAGGTTTGCGCTGGCCGCATGGGCGTGAGCACCCTACCGGTGATCTGCTTGATGCCTTGCTCGTAGGCGTGCTGGACTCGCTTGGTAGGACCGAAGTTGGGAGGCTTGGACTTTTTAGTCTTCTTAGTGGGAGGCATGGCGGCCTACTTATACAGGCGGTTCAGCTTCTTGCGCACATCTACCGGCAATAGCGTCCAACCGTGGCCGCTCTCGAAGTCGGGCAAACCAGCACGCTTGAGCATTTCCTCGCGCTTTTCATAAGTAGCCGCGCGCCACGCCAACTCAGCGGGAGTTTCCTTACGCTCTCCCGTACTAAATTGTGTGTCCCTCCCCTTCGCCCTGGCGTCCTTACCGAGCACATTACGACCAAAGCTGGGCGGCTTGCCGAGATTGACGTTTGCAGTGCGGAACGAGTGGAACCCATCGCGCGTGGCCAGTTCTTTTACGCGGGCCACCTTTTCCGGCGTGCCGTTCGATAGAAGCAGCACCTCTTTGTAGCGCTCCGTCTCGCCCTTGGGGATACCCCACATCACCAGCTCGTCCTTCGCCCTGGCATCCATCGCCGCGTCCAAGGCGCGGTGGAGCCGGGCGGCGTCCAAGGCACGGTGGAGCCGGGCTGCGTCTTTCGCTTTGGTTGCTACGGTGACCTTACTCAGATGCTTAGGACAGGCTGGGCCAAATGTGTGCGAGTGTCTCCACACGCCATCTTCTTTGTAAATTGGCTTCTTACAAAACTTACACACCGAGCGTTCCGGTTCGTTAGACTTAACCGGAGACGCCTCTTCCTGGTTCTCGGCCATAACCTTGCGCCACAATTCTTTGGCGCGCCCGAACGCCACTGGGTCCACCGCGTCGGTGGCTTTGCCCGTCTGGCGCGCTCTAAACTCTGCGTTACTCTTCTCTAGCAACGCGGGCAACTTACGCCGAATCGCACTGGTCTCGCGGTTCCACGCACGCGTACGATCTTCCCACTCAGCCTTTTGCTGCGGCGTAGGCCCAGCACTGCCGTACAACTTTGCCAAAGGTCTTGGCTTGACCTTGTCTAGCTCACCCAGTTTACGCAGTAAATCTTGATACTCTTCGTTAGCGGCGTCGGTGGCTTTGCCCTTAATAAGCTTCGCCATCTTGTCCTGCAGAATGACCTGCTGGCCGTAGTTCAGACCTTTGGTCTTCTCGGCCCATAGCCTACGCGCCGCCGCTTCGCCCTGCGTCTTATACGCGTTGGCAAGTTCAGCGGCGTCCGTATCAACTTGGGCGTCGCACACAGGAATCGGTGCGGGGAGGGCGTCTTTCGATTGTATGCGGCGCATACGTTCTTCCATGGGAATCCTCTTGTACGCATCAGCCCACTTGGAGTTGAAGGCCCGTTCAGCGGACACCGCAATGTCCAGGTCACGCTTAGCCGCACGGTACGCCGCAGTGGCCTTCACGCTGTCTGGCGTCAAGCCCATCGACCCATTGCCTGCACCAGTGGCGTGTATAGCTGCGGTCGCCGCTTTAGTACGTTGTCTAACCGCACGTGCTTCTTCCCACGGGTACTCAGCCATCCTACACACTCCAAACTAAGCGACCGCCAGCCGCTCGTAGTCAACTCGTTCGCCCATCATCTTCCGGTACGCCACCAGCCGCTTAACCACATCAGCAGGTAGCCAGATGTAAGACATGTACTCCGGCCCCTGTGGACTGTGCATCAGCTTGTGCCACTGACCGCTCTTCAGCGTCAGCTTGATGATGCCCTCCACCGGAGCCCCCGCGTTCCTAAGCTCTTCGAGAACCCGCTGCTCGAACATATAGGGGCCAGTATGCGCCGCGTACAGCGCGGCGATCTCTTGCACGTGGATGTGTGCAACGACGGGCTTTAGTTCCGGTGCGTCTTGGTCGGTGATTAGGTTAGACATCCAACTTCTCCAATTGTTCAATCAACTGCTTAGCACGCATGCACACTGGGTTACTGCACTCAGCCAGCGGCCAGCCCACGTCCGTACCAAAGTTAGCGTGCCCGCCCGTCTCGTGGAAGTGACGCGCAAGCTCTCGCAGTGCGTTCTTCGTTGAGATGGACAGCACCGGACCAGACACGACTACCAAAGTCGCGTAGCGCCCAGCGTTACATTTGCAAGCCCCGCCTGCCATTTCATCAACCATGACGTGTTGCATATCCTTGCCCTCCAATTTAGCCTAACCACACTACCGCCTACCCCGGCCACCAACAGGCCCGTCTACCCGCCCTAGCGGGCCGCTGGACGGTACTTGGTGAGGTCGTAGTTGCACGCCAGCGCACGTTCGTGGTCAGATTCCTTGCGACTCAGGTGACCCAGGTACCAGGCCAGCAGAATCAGCGCTGCTGTGGTGGGTTTCATTCGTAGACTCCAGTAACGCGGTACGGAAGAATCTTGCCGTGCACACCGTAGCGCAGCGCGTCAACCTCGTCATCGTTCAGCTTCACAGGTTCCTCCTCACCACGCCGCGCGGCTTTGTCGTCCCACGCATACTGCGGCAGCTTCTTGTACAATCGTGGGCACCCCGTCTTGCTGATTTTCAGGGTGCGGCGACTCAACATAGTACTGACGGTGTGGATGCCTTCATTCACTGAGTTGTCCGCGTCCACCACGTAGAAGCCGCGTGACTTCAACTCAGCGCGTAGACTAGCAGCCTCTGGAGGGAGGCGCAGCTCGTGGCCCATAACGCCGAACTCTTCGAAGTCAGTGGCGTACTCACCGTCCGTCTTTTGCTTGCGCATCTCGCGGCTATCCCACACCATCTCCCGCGTAGCCCAGACCGTAGTGCCGTCATCGTGGAACTCGATGGTGGCCGCCGGATGGTCTACACCGGGATCATGCGAGTACCACTTATCTACGTATCCACCGCGCGCGAAGCGGTCATGATTAAGTAGCGCCGGCGGCGGAGTAGTGAAAGTATTCTCAACGTCGTCCCAGCTGTCACGGAAGATCGCGCCTTCAGCGCAGACCCACTGGCCCAGAATATATCTGAGTCGGTAGACGCCGGTCTGCGACGCGATGATGTCGGCCTTAGTCTCTTCGGTCAGATTTGGGTTATCCGACAAAAGAAACTGAATTACTTCGAGCCGCTCTGCGCCAAACTTGTCGATAACGTCAGTTTTCAAATATGAATACGGGTTCCCAGGATTTGTCGAACCCACAAACCGCGCGCCCTCGACAGACATGCGCATCCACACCTGAGCCAGAAACGATTGAGGGAACTCTACAATCTCATCACCGATGAACAGGCCAACGGTGGACCCTAAGATTTTTTTGTAGCTGGACTCGTCGCGCGCCCCTACAACCCAGTATTGCTTATTGAAGATCCACAACTCGCCGGTGGCCATGTTGTAGCTAAAGTTGCCTGTGCCCACAATAGAGGCAATGTCAATCAACATGTTGCGCTGAACAGTGTCTTTACTTATACCGGCAATGAACCGCTTACCCGCAACGTCGTACTGGCTATATTGCACGATGGTTTTCGCGTCAATCGTGAAAGTCTTGCTCGCCCTCACCGCGCCAGACAATATAGTGTACCGCTTGTCCTTACTGGGGTGTCGCACGATGAAGTCACGCGCTTTCTTACCGAACGGCTTGACTATGGCTGTATCGCTCATTCAGCCTCAATCTTCAACGCATCAAACAGCGCGCGCAATTGTTCGTTGGGCTTACCAGCTTCTGGGTCAACGTTGCGTCCATGCTTGTGCGGCTGGAGGTGCGACAGTGCCCATTGGTAGCCGGCCACAGTCAAGCGGCTACGGTCTACGCCGTCAATTGTGCGCGTCTCTTTGAGCGTGACTATGTTTCCTGCGGCGTCCAGCACTTCCTTCTCGACTGTGATGGTGCTAGGGTTCGCGGTAATAGCTGCGTCGAGCGCTGTGTCTTCGTAGAGCGGAACCAATATACGGCGCGCGCGGGAAAACGTTACGCTGAATTTATGCGTGTCATCGGCCAGCCAACGCAACATCGTACTCAGCCCAGGCATACCTTGTAGTGTGGCAATCTTTCTAAGCGACACACCTGTACATATCAACTCAAACATCTGATCGTCTAGTTCATCGGTATACACAACCTGAAATGTACCAGCGCGCTTGCCCTCTACAGGAACCTTAGTTAATGAAGGGTCATCTCTACCGCCCAACTCTGCGGGCTTTAACGGCCAGTCTGCCGTGTACGCACGAACTGTGTCATGCACGGTCTGCTGCGCCGCTTTGAAGGCTTCTGCTCTAACAACCTTGCGCACAGCTTTATTTACAAGGCTCTTCTCTTTGCGCGTAGGTTTGCCATCCTTACGTGTACTGCTAGACACCGGCACGCGCACAACGATCTTCTGCCCCCGCGCAGCAGTAGGCGCTGGCGGAGCGCCCTTCTTAGGCTGCTGCTTTTTAGGGGCCATACAAACTCCTGAATGTGGACAAACGAAAAGAGGCTCTACGCCATCTCAGCGTAGAGCCTCTTTGTTAACGCAACTACCCGGCAGTGTGCGATTGGCACGGACGCGGTACTGTCTGCGATTGGGTGGCCGTATAGTAGTTGCGATGTCAAACTGTGCAAGTGCCGAGCACCATACGTATAGGAGGTATAACGGTAGCGCCCAGCACTTGCGGGCAGCGTTTAGCGCTCCTAGCTAATGGCGCAAAGGATCGCCGTTAACTACGCACATGGCCGCTGCGAGCCAAGCTTAAACCTTTGTAGTCCCTACTTCCCGCCGGTGCGCTTGTCCAAGCCTTTTTCTGCGAGGATAGCAGCCAAGTCGTCAACATGCAGGCAGTCGCAAAGGCACGCACCGGCATTTGTTGGCTGGACTGGGGCGATGTTCCCGTTGCAATAATCGTTTCCAGGAACTGCGCTATGCAGTACGCCGAAAGCCTCAATCTTACTACCGTTAAAGCCAAGGCTCACAATCTTGTCGCCGTTCTTTGCTTCACGTCCGTTGCGATAATGCACAGTACTCTCCTTTATACTACTAGACCCAAATCGGATGCGCTGCCAGACTGCGCATGCCCACACAAACTCATCAGCGCTTCGAGGCATTACCCCAGACGCGCATTCCCTGCAACTTCACGCCGCTAAGGGTAGAAGTCCCTACCGGCGTCCACATACTAGGCCCTACCGGCACGATCATACTAAGGGGGGAGCCGTCCGGCCCGTCCAGATACCGCGCGTCTCCGGCCTTTGCCTCAGCGTCAGCAATCTTACGACTGCAGTGACGATGCGCTTTACATACAGGCCAGATGCGCCAATGTTCTAGTCGACCAGCTTCTTCTTGGGAGAGAATGCAGACGCTCAAATAAACTCCAGCAGGAGCCGCGCTTTAGGAATGATGGCATCTCGCTCCATCACGGCGTCCAGCCTCTTTCTACTGGACCAGCACCAACGAGCCGCGCATGGCTCACTACGTGCCGTACTGCAAAGCGTCGCACCACTGATACGGCTTCATTATAACCCGCTGTGGCCCTTATGGGGCGAAATATAAGCCGAACGGCGCTACTTAGCTTCAAAGCCTTTGGTTTCAACATTCTGGCCAAATCTAAGTGAAACGTGAGTAGCGTAAACTTTTGATTCTAAACACTTTACTTACTTACTTACCTTACTTACTTTACTTAAACGGTATAGAAAATAGTGTATATATACATACATAATAATAATACATAAATAGTAGGGTCAATTCTATATAGAATACGGACGAAAATTGGCTAAGTAGTGAGTAATGACCTAAACGTAATCCTTTGAACACTTTAGCCTCGAAATCACTCGCCTATACTCAGTTCTAACCCAGGTAAACGCCCAATCGCCTACCTCGGCATAGGCCGTCTGAAATATCTCGAAACATAATACGCACGCAAACGTACCGGCCAGGGCCTGCGTAGGCTATAATAAATACGTGCCAATTCTCATCCGAGGAGTCGTGAATGCCGCGTAGTGCGTGCTGTGTCACACTGGACACGGATCTTCAGCACCGTGTCCGTAGTTTGTCAGACCACCCTGTTTTGTGCCCGCCGAAGCCCTTAGACCTTAGTCCCACACCGCCAAAAGCCGTAGCTGTAGACGACGCCGGGCTTACCGCAGACGACTACACCGCGCTGTATAACCGACTAGGCGTTCCCGAAGCGCGCCGTCGAACGGGCCTTGCGGCATTGAACGGTATACTCCATCAATACGGTCCGCGAGACTTTGACTCCGCGCGCTACATACACAGCGACATAGACACTATGCGCAAGGCTAGCCGTAAAGCAGCGTCACGTGCAGCACGTGACGCAGCGCGGTACGCAGCGCTTAGCACTAAGACGCGGCGCACACCGAAGCCTAACTTTAGCCGTGCACTGGAAGCCCTGCTCAATCTCGGTCTCACCACTTTGGAAACTATGGAGCGTACGAACAATGGCGGCACCGGTAGCGGCAAACCCGCGCAGCGCATCCTCGGTGCAACGAGCGATGCTGGACAAGTTGAAGGAAAGTCTGCTCACCGCCGCCCACGCGCAAAGAATGCGTCTACTCCCGCAAACGGAAGTGCAGGCTGAACAGTTAGGTATCAAGCCCGTTTATGCTGGCTTCAAGATTCCGTACTTTGATCTACGTGGCAAGCCGCTCGACTTCTATCGATACCGTTTTCTTCAGGCGCAGCCCAGCCGTGGCTTTGCCAGCCTAACTGAAGCACCCACCAAACCGCAAAAGTACACGCAGCCCGCAGGCACCGCGCCTGAAGTTTATCTGTGCCCGCTGCTCACCGGTACCACCTGGGCCAAAGTAGCCGCCGACCCCGCTACCCCCGTGATCATCACCGAAGGTGAGTTGAAGGCCGCGTGCGGCTGCATGCACGATTTGCCCGTTATAGGTTTGGGCGGCGTGTGGAACTTCCAGAGTGGCCGGTTAGGCCAGATGTTACTGCCCGTGCTAGAGGCATTTAAGTGGGAGGGCCGCTCGGTTTATGTTTGCTACGATAGCGACACGAACGACCGCACGAAGACTGACGTGCAACAGGCGCAGGCCCGCTTAGCTCGTATATTGGTGGCGCGTGGCGCTAAGGTGCTTAAGATTGCGTTGCCGGAGTTGGGCGGTAACAAGGTCGGCATGGACGACTTTATCGCCGCTAGGGGCATGGCCGAGTTTATCAAGCTGATCGACGTGGCGGAGGAGGTCAAGCAGAGCGCGCACATCCACCAGATGAACGAGGAGGTGGCTTACATCCACCAAAGCCAGGAGGTAATCGAGTTGGCCACCGGCATCATCATGACGCCGGAGAAGTTTGCTAACGCAGCTTACCGTCCACGCAAGTACGTTGAGCAGACCCAGCAAGGCCAGCGCGTCCATTACGTGGCCAAGGAGTGGCTAGAGTGCGAGTACCGCCACGAGGTTACAGCACTAGATTACACACCGGGCCAGCCGCAGATAACGGAGGACGGAGCGTATAACCTGTGGAAGCCTTCAACCGTAGTAGCTACGTACGGCAGCATCACGCCATGGGAACGCGTGTTCGAGCATCTTATGCGCGGCGCTGGGCCGGTAGAGTCTATGTGGTTGCGCCGTTGGCTGGCCTACCCACTACGCCACCCAGGTGCGAAGTTGCGCACTGCGGTGTTGCTGTGGGGTCCGCAAGGCACCGGCAAGAGTATGCTGGGCATGACCATGAAGCGGTTGTACGGTAGCAACTTCCACAAAGCTACGGACGAGGAACTGTTTGGACGGTGGGGTTACTGGGCACACGGGCACTGTTTTATTCTGATTGACGAGATCGAGGCTAAGACCAAGTTCGAGGTGAGTGACAAGCTGAAGAACATGATCACGCGGGACGACGTTACCATCGAGCTTAAGATGCAGAAGCCGTACACGGTGCCCGACCGGTTGAACTTGTTCTTCACCAGCAACCGCGAGAACGCCATCCAGATTGACCCAGATGACCGGCGCTTCTTCGTCCACCAGGTGCGCGGTGCGGAGTTGACCCACGAGGAGTTCACGGCTTACCTCCACTGGCTGGACGAGGAGGGTGGTGCGGCCCACTTGCTGGATTACTTCCTTAACCGCCTAGACATGGGAGACTTCGATCCAGCCGCGCGCCCGCCTTATACTGCGGCACGCGCGGAGTTAGTGGAGAACAGCTTGAGCGAGATTGAACAGGTATGTTTTGACCTGGCCCGTGACCGTGCGCTGGTGTTGGACCAGAATCAGGCTGCTTGCCACCTGTGGACGGTGAAGGACTTGCTCAAGCGCCTAGACCCGGAGGTTAGGCACCGCCACTGGACGCCGACTCTGCTGGCGCGCAGCTTGCGCAAGGCTGGTATTAAGAAAGTGGCGTCTGGTGCTAACAACGTGCTGGTAGATGGAGCACGCCAGTATGTGTGGGCGGTCTGTAAGGAGCGTGAGTGTGAGTTGCTCACCGCCACGCAGGCCAGCAACAAATACGCCGCCGAGCACGACGCGGCTAACCCAGGTAAGAAGTTCGAGGCCAGCCGCGCGGTGGCTAAGTCAGGGAGGGTGCAGTGAACTACGATGAAATGCACCAACGGGTAGTGATCGCCATGCTTCCCAGAGCAGTACCGGAGGCTTACAAAGCTGCTTCGGTAGACGCGTCAGAAGTTGCTGAGCGCGTAGTGTACGCGTCTTTAGCCTGGGCCGACTTGGTGGTGGAGGCTTATAAGCGGCGTGATGACGAGGCGGCTCTCGCCGTTCCCTGCACCGTGCTGGACCCGTTCATGGGCAGCGGCACTACGGGCGCAGTCTGTAAGCAACTGGGTCTGGAGTTCGTGGGCATAGAATTGAACTCAGACTATACCAAACTGGCGCGGCGTAGAATCGCGTCGGCCAAGCGCGTTTAACAAGGAGGAACCATGTTCTATACTTCTCAGAACGAGGATGTGTTCAGTGATGGCCCGTACGCCACGGAGGCGTCGGTTTTGCCGGATACATCACCGCCATTGGGCACAGCATCAAGGACGAGTGGTACACCGCCTGAAAATAATTTCTACGGTGCCCGCCGACTTAGGGTATACTTAACGTAGCGGTGTTAAGGGAGGCCGCGCTACAATGACACTCAAAGAGATTTACGCAATCCCGATGAATGGCGACGGCTGGCGCCTATTACCGAATGGCAATGTACTCCACATCGGCACATCAGTGCAAAGCTTGATTGACTTGGCGATGATCGGGTCTTACGCTAAGATCGGGTCCGGCGCTGAGATCGGGTCCGGCGCGACGATCGGGTCCGGCGCTGAGATTGGGTCTTACGCTAAGATTGGGTCTTACGCTGAGATTGGGTACGGCGCTGAGATTGGGTCTTACGCTGAGATTGGGTCTTACGCTAAGATTGGGTCCAACGTGAAAATACCGGATAAGCAGGTATGGGTGCGATCTCCACTGGCTGTGCAGGGTTCGTGCCACCTTGTGACTAACACTGCGCCCGGTGTACTTCAAATCGGCTGCCGTGTGATAACCTTCGCCGAGTTCGCCGCCGCCTCGCCAGATGTCCGCACTGCGTACCAGATTAGAGCTGGGTATACGGCGAAGCAGTGCGCGGAGTACATCCGTATTGTGGAATTTGTGATTGCTAACGGCGTGCCTGAGGAAAAATAACTTCCGCTAGGCACTGAACCAGTGCACACTTAACGTAACGGCGTTAAGGGATGCCGAACCAAGATGTTCTACTACGTAAAGTGCAGTAGCGGCGTCACGGTAGTTTGTGGCGCGACGAAGTTCCACGATTGGCCAGGCTATACGATGTACGGCGGCTTCTTCACACGTAGGGCACAGTTGAGCCTGTATTTGTCGGCGTGCGGCTCATAATCGGCAGGTTCCGGGTTCGAGCCCGGCAGGCCTACCACAACTTAGGAGGAACCGTGTCTGAGTACCATAAGATCGAAACACTCTACGAGCGTGACGAGCGCACGTTCAAGCTGAAGCCTGAGTTGATTCTCAAGAATCGGGTCTACGGAATCATTAAGTCGTGGGTATGGACAGAGAAGATCGACGGCACTAACATCCGAGCCATCTGGAAGGACGGGAAGTTGTCCTTTGGCGGCAAGACGGACAACGCCCAGATACACTCCGATTTGGTGAAGTGGCTTTACGCCAACATCACGCCAGAGAAACTGACGTGTGCATTTCCTTCGGATGTCAACGACGTGATCATCTACGGTGAAAGCTATGGCCCTGGTATCCAGAAGGGTGGCGGACTGTACGCAGATGAGAAGCGGTTCATCGTGTTCGACGTGAAGGTCGGTGACTGGTGGCTTTCTGACGAGAACATGCGCAGCGTGGCCGCGAAGTTGAGTCTGGACGCAGTTCCGCTCATTGGCGAGATGACGTTGGAGAGCGCCACTGAGAAGGTACGCCACGGTTTCCCCTCCGCGTTGAATGGTGGGAAAGCACAGGCCGAGGGTATGGTAGGACGGCCGGTGGAGGCTCTGTTCGACAAGAAGGGTCGCCGCCTCATTGTGAAGCTGAAGACCAAAGATTTCGCGCAAGCCTGAGGAGGCACCATGCCAAGGAAAAGAAAGACCGCAGTAACCACCGAGCACGAAGACACTTCTTGCGCGCAAGCCATCGCCGCCGTACAGGCGCAGTTTAGGGCTGCCACGGCTAACGGAGCGCCGGTGTTCACCACTGACGCCAAGGGGCTGTTCGGCCTGTACTTGGATTACCTGCCCGCCGACCAGAGGCCACACCACACATGTAGCGCTTGCCGGAAGTTCATCGAGACCTATGGCGGGTTGGGCATTATCAACGAAGATGGTGTACTGTACTCCACAATGTGGCCGGATGATGGCCCTGAGATGTACCGTCCCGCCCTGCAAAATATGAAATATCGCGTAGAGCGATCACGCATCACCGGTGTATTCCTGTCCAAGGCGCACTTGTGGGGTCTGCCGTCGAACCTGGATCGGCATAACCACGTGTGGGAGCACTTTGCAGTAGACGCTCCGGAGCACTTGGTGTGGCGGGACAAGATGCTTACCGCCGGGCAGCGCCGGGCCGAGTTGCGTGAGAACTACCTGAACGTGCAGCGCGCTCTGCTTGAGGTTCCCGCCGAGGCGCTGGACCAAGCCTTGCGCGTGTTCGAGGGTGAGCACGTCAGCCGGGCGGAGCACTTCGTCGGTCCCGTAAAGTGGCTGCGTGCCCTACAGGATCGTCCCAAGGGCCGCGCCGGTGAGAACCTGCGCTGGAAGGCCGTAGCCACCGCGCCCAACGGTTATTGCCACCCGCGTAGCTCGGTGGTGTGGCCGCTGCTTGAGGGCATTCTGGCGGGTAAGTCGTTCGAGATTATCAAGCGTCAGTTTGAGGCCATGGTGGCTCCGCTCCAGTACCAGCGTCCACAGGCACCACCTTCGGCTGGTACCGTAAAGCAGGCGGAGGAGGTGTTCGCCAAGCTGGGCCTGGCACCGGCCTTGGAGAGGCGATTCGCGCGACTTAGCGACGTGCAGGAGTTTACGTGGGCCGCGCACAACGTGTACGTCGTATATCGTACACATGATGGAGGTCCTAGAGAATTTGCAGGTAGAGCTGAGGAACGCTGTGCACATGGCCTCTTCCAGCACTTGGAGACTAAGAGTGCTAAGCGTCCGACAGCGCCCACGCTGGACTTGCCGCCCATTACGCTTACCTGGGAGAGGTTTAAGCGGGACGTGCTGCCTACGGTTGACAAGTTGCAGGTGCTTGTACCGGTGCTTGCTGGCTTCTACGCATTCACAGCTGCCGTGCACGCAGACGCCCCGCCGGTCCTCAAGTGGGACCGCGCGGACCGGCGTAACAACGTGGCTTGGTATACCTACCCTGGAGGCTCGTTTGCTGGTCAGTGGGGCGTGGCGACTGGGTGGGTAGACGTTACCGCCGTGGTGCCGTGGCCTACCACGTGGGGCAGTGATAGGCTGGACTACTTGGGCGAAGGTGAGTTGTTGGTTCTTGAAGGGTGCGTGGACTCTAAGACGGGGATGGGCAACGCGCTGTTCCCGGAGAACCTGCGAGGTGAGCTGCACGGCGTGCGGTCGGTGATCGAGGCGTACAGCCGCAAGGCTGAGTTGCAGGGTCGCGCGGAGGCCGAGGTGTGTGGGCTAGCAGTTCGGACGGGTGCTTGCAACTTGAAACTGCGTGTCTACGTCAACGGACAGGCGCAGGACTACGTCGTGGATCGATTGGAGTAGCCGTCATGCTTGTTATACTTTTCATACTGGTGCTTGCTTAGCGGCACCAGCGAATGGGCGGCGAGGTGGTGGATCAATTAGACTGCGTACGGTGCCGGGTGCACCCAACCCGTTTGTGCGTAAACGGAAGGAGACCTAATGTGCGTGGCCTAGTAGCGGCATTCTTAGCTCTGCTGGCAGCCACGGCGGTGTGGCTGGCTATAATAGCAGTAGGCATGATGTTACTGACCGACGTGGCTAACGCTAAAGAAGTATGCGCCAAGGCACTGGGTGTGGTGTTAGTTACTGGGCTAGCTTGGTCTGTGGTGAGCCGGAAGGGCGGGAGAAGATGACAACGTGGAACGGTGCGACAGCTGAGCGTATCTTGGCCGACGTGAACGAGGTGCTGGCGAGCAGTTTTAGCGGCATGCCATCGCTGGACTGGGTGTGGCTGTCAATGCCGCAGTATTGGTTCCTGCAGTATCCGGCCGTCCACCTGCTGTGCGGTAGTCGTAGACCGCGCCCAGCTGGATTCACACGTCAATTACCTAAGTGGTGGTTACGGAGCGTGTCGAAATGAAGTTCACCGCAGCTGGAAGGCCGATTACCTGCAATGAGTGCGCGGAGCCTATCGAGATAGGAGACCGCGTGCTGTGGGCTACCTACGCCGTGCCACGCATCAACGGCATCGTGCAGTCGGTGCGTGTACCTTTGTGCGTCGTGTGCGGTCAACTGTACCTGGAGAGCCAGGACCATCCGATTGAGAGGATGCTATGAAAAAGTGGTTGCGGAGCGTGTCGACGCCGAGGCTGTTCGTCGTAAACTGTGCGGGAGGGTGGACTGAGGACTGAAGGAGGCGTATTGAGCTTTGTAAAGTTATGCGTACGGAGTAGCTGAGAGCGCGCTACAGGTACTGTGGCCTCAGTTGCAGAGAAACTTGGTATTGCGTACTGAAAGAGGTAGAAGGATGAATCGTAGAATGTTCTTAGCTGGCGTAGTCGCCGTTAGCGCTGTGCCTGTAACCCCAGAAGCGCCACACCGTAGAGCGGTGGAAGTACAGCAGGCTGACGGCGTGTGGCGTGTGTGCCCAAATAAGCTATTGGATGTGCGTAACGGGCAGCGCTTCCGTATGCACGAAACTCGCCAGCTTGATAGCCGCATAATATTGGAGGCCACTGCGGACAGCCACGGTGAGTGGGGCATTGACGCAGATGGTAAAGCGAACGGTGAGATATATTGGGTGCACTCAACCATCGATGAGGTAGAAGGATGAACGTCTATGAGTCCAGGTCAAGTACGTCCCTGATCGCCGCTGTCAACGAAGCCGAAGCTGCCGCAGAGTATGCGGCCCTTTACGGCGACGAAGACTTACCCGAGGCCCGGCAGTTGACGGAGGCTGAACTGGACGTGCGCACGGTGGACAGGATACCGGAATGCCTGTCCTTCATAGATCCGCCACTACAGCAGACCGTGCGGCAGGCATTACAGGAGCATGCAGGCACCGAGCCGGTCCAAATGTGTGCAAGTACGTAAAGGCGGCATGATGCGTAAACTATCGGAGGTAGACCAGCTGTGCAGAATGGCCGACAAAACTATAGCCGATTTGCAGAGTCTGGAGACCATGTTGCGTAAGCGCCACGTAACGCCAATGGGCGCGGCCGCTGTAATTTCTGCCGTGCAACTACGCGCCGTGCTTGAGCTGGCGGCAAAGGATGGTGGGTTGTGAACATAGCCGTATCTCTGCCTGGAGACACCCTGTAATGGAGAAATTACGCGCAACTCTTGTTGCAATAGTTGTGGCGGTCGTGGTGCAACTGGGTCTGGGTCTGCTGTTGGCGTGGCCTACCGCCGTCGTCTGGAACTACGTATTTCAACCTAGTGCAACTCTCGCGTTGATCGGCGCGCCTCAAATGGATTCTTGGCACGCGTTCTGGATTCCTGTACTGGTTCGATGCGTCGGACTTAGTGGCGGAGGTTCGTCCAAGTGAACATCACCGAATTTCAAGGTCAAGTGCGTCGCTGGGTAGTGCAGTGCTTCGGCACCTCGGCGGCAGACAGTAAACAAGAGCGTAGTTATCGCTTCTTGGAGGAGGCGCTAGAACTGGCACAGGCGGGCGGTGTTACCGAGGCAGAGGCACGCGCCATGGTAGCGCACGTCTACAGCCGTCCAGTGGGCGAGCTGGTACAGGAAGTGGGCGGTTCCGTACTCACACTGGCCGCACTGTGTGCTGCCTATTGTGTGAACCTGGAAGCGGCCGCTGTGGCGGAACTCACA